TCGTCAAGCGGGTGTTTCTACTGTAACTTCAGCATGGGCATCAAAAAGATTAGTTTTTGCTCGTAAAGAAAAACCTGAAAAAATTCTAATTATTGCAAACAAAATGGATACTGCTGTTGAGATGGCAAATAAAGTCCGTGCATTTGTTGAGCAATGGCCAAAATGGATGGGTGTTGGGTTTTCTTCTGAAAAAAATTCACAAAGACATTTTAAATTAACTAATGGGTGTGAAGTAAAGGCAGTTGCAACATCAAAAGATGCCTTACGTGGTTATACCCCAACAATATTAATATTTGACGAGGCAGCATATATTAATGCCGATGAGGACTTTTGGTCCGCATGTATGGCATCCCTTTCAACAGGAGGTAAAGTTATTGTAATTTCAACACCAAATGGATTTGATCCTATATACTATTCAATATACAGTCAGGCTATTAAAGGTATGAACGACTTTAGAATAACTGAAATGTATTGGTTTAGAGACCCAAGATATTCAAAAGATTTAAAACTTATTAAGTGTAGCGATATTGTACATTACATGTTAAATAGGGCTGATTATAAAGACGATGAAATAACATTAGATTATTCAGATATTAAAGTATCTGAAAGAGATTTTAATGAAATAAAACAAAAAATAGAAAACGGCGGATACAAAGCATATAGTTCTTGGTTTGAAGCCATGGCTAAAAAATTAAAGTTTGATAGAAGAAAAATATCACAAGAACTTGAATGTAACTTTTTAGGTTCGGGGGATAATGTAATACCTCCTGAAACTATGAAATCAATCAAAGATAACCAATTAAAAGAACCGAACAATAAATTAATGGGTGGTGCATTATGGCAATGGAAAGAACCTGTTGCTGGACATCGTTATATTATGGGTATGGACGTTTCTCGTGGTGATAGCGAAGATTTTACGACATTTATAATTATTGATTTTGATAATAGAGAACAAGTTTTAGAATATATTGGAAAAGTACCTCCTGATGTTGTTGCTGAAATCGCATACAAATGGGGAATAATGTACAATGCGTTTATTGTTACGGATATTACCGGTGGTATGGGAGTTGCTACATCAAGAAAACTCCAAGAACTTGGTTATAAAAATTTATATGTTGATGGGGTTAATTTTGCTGATAAGTGGAAATGGGACCCAAAATCACAAGATAAGATACCTGGAATTAATTTTAATTCAAAAAGAGTTCAAATAGTTGCGGCGTTTGAAGAAGCATTAAGACATGAGTTTGGGGTTAGGTCCCAAAGATTATATAATGAATTAAATACTTTTGTTTATATAAATGGAAAACCTGATCATCAAAAAGGACAACATGATGATTTAATAATGGCATTGGCAATGGCTTTATATGTTGCTGAAACATCATTCTCAAAATTAGAAAAGGCAACAGAACAAGCTAAAGCTATGTTAGAATCGTGGGCAACAGAAAAAACAGATTTTTCAAACTCATCAATGAATTATAACCCATCAATACCTACAAATACCTATGGGGTACACCCTACTTCAAGAGATACAGTGTCAAAAAGTGATTATGAAAAGTATTTATGGTTATTCGGACCTAAAAGAGTTTAATTTAAAAAAATAGGTCTTATTTTATAATAAAAAAACTATGACAGATAATAAATTAACTATATGGCAAAGATTAGGTAAGGCTTTCGGACCTAATTCAACTATGGACCAAGAGTCACCTGTTTTTAAATTTGACAAACAAGAACTTTTAAAGACAACAAGTAAACAAGAATACGAAACTGAAAAATTACAGGCACAACAAACAATGTACATTGGTAAACAATGGCAAAAGGTTGAAAGTAACTTATATCAACAGGCGGTTTATTATGAGCCAACAAGAATGGCGTCTTATTATGATTATGAATCTATGGAATATACTCCTGAAATATCAGCAGCATTAGATGTGTATTCTGAAGAATCAACAACTCCAGATAAAGATGGTCATATTTTAAAAATTTATTCAGAGTCAAAAAGAATTAAATCTGTATTAGCCGACTTGTTTAATAACAAATTAGACATAAACACAAATTTAGCGATGTGGACTCGTAACACATGTAAGTTTGGGGACAACTTTGTTTTTTTAAAATTAGACCCTGAAAAGGGTGTTGTTGGTTGTCAGCAATTACCAAACATACAAATTGAAAGGTTAGAGAAGGGTATGAGATTTCAACCAGACAAATATAGTCAAGAAATGGAAAATGACGCGTTAAAGTTTGTTTGGAAAGAAAAAAATATGGAATTTAATACGTGGGAGGTTGCTCATTTTAGAATATTAGGGGACGATAGAAAATTACCATACGGAACATCTATGTTAGAAAAGGCTAGACGTATTTGGAAACAATTACTTTTATGTGAAGATGCTATGTTAATTTACCGAGTATCTAGGGCTCCTGAAAGAAGAGTTTTTAAAGTTTTTGTTGGTAATATGGATGATAAAGACGTTGATGCCTACGTACAAAGAGTAGCCGGTAAATTTAAAAGAGACCAAATTGCGGATTCTAAAACTGGTAATGTTGATATGAGATATAATCAATTGGCTGTTGATCAAGATTACTTTATTCCTGTTAGGGATGCTAGTGCCCCCGAACCAATTACAACTTTGGCCGGTGCTGCTAATTTGGCTGAAATTGCCGATATTGAATATATTCAAAAGAAACTTGTAACCGCTTTAAGAATACCTAAAGCATATTTAGGGTTTGAGGAAGCAGTAGGAGACGGAAAAAACTTATCTTTACTTGATATTAGATTCGCTAGAACCATTAATAGAATTCAAAGATCAATGATTGCCGAATTAAACAAAATCGCAATTATACATTTATTTTTATTAGGATTTGAAGATGAGTTAACAAATTTTACATTATCTTTAAATAACCCTTCAAAACAATCTGATTTACTTGGTGTCGAAGTTTGGAAAGAAAAGATTTTACTTTATAAAGATGCTGTTGCTGAAATACAAAATTCAGTTGCACCTGTGTCTGCTTCTTGGGCTAAAAAACATATTTTAGGTTTTTCAGATGAAGAAATACGTTTAGATTTACAACAACAAAGAATTGAGAGGGCCGTTTCTGCTGAATTAGCTAAAACTGCTGAGGTCATATCAAAAACAGGGTTATTTGATAATATTGACAATTTATATGGAACTAAAGCGACTGCGGGAGCTGAAGGAGGTGCTGAAGGAGGTGCTGAAGGAGGTGTACCTCCAGGTGGTGATATGGGTACTCCTTCGGGTGGTGAACCTGCAGGTGCTCCTTCGGGTGGTGAACCTGCAGGTGCCCCACCACCTATGGAAAGATTTGTAAGAAATGATTTAAATTTAATTTTAGAAGATAATCTTTTTGAGGTTAATGATAATTTAGATTTATCAAAAGGTAGAAATTCTTTGGTGGAAATTTCTCAAAAATTAAAAGATTTAATTGATAAGTAATATTTATTAAAAAATATATATTATGAACACATTTGGTACTATTAAAACAAAAATAGAAAATACGGCAGTAGAGTTAGCAAAAAAACCATCATTTAAAAGATTTATTTTTGAATTTAATGGTTTGGTGTTAAAAAACAGAGATATCTCTGAATTATATTACATATACGACGATTTATCCTCAAATAAAGGTTTAGATAAAGATTTAGCTAACGATTATATAAACGAATCAATAGAGTATTCACAAGTTTTAATTGAAAGTCAAAGTAAAAATATTAATTTTATAAACAATTGGATTAACTCTTGGAATAAATTAAATCAAAATAATTATAAAGATATTGATAACGCTATTTACAACACAGGAATAAGAAATTTAGAATCAATTTTAGAATCTAAAAAAAATATTAAAGATGTTCTTATAAAAGAAGAAAATAAAAAAATAGTAAAAGAAAATTTAAATCTACCTATTTCATCGATGGTAAAAATTGCAAATGAAAATCTTAAAAAAGAAATACCAGAACTTAACGAGTCACAAAAAGAAGAGTTACAAAAAGTTTTATCTTTAAATGGTGAAGATTTAAAAGAAGAATTTGAAAAAACCAAAAAAATAGTATTAGATAATTTAAAAATATCTTTAAATGAATCGAAAGACAGTGATTTAAATAATACTATTTCAAAAACAATTCAAAAAATTAAAGAGTCTAAATGTAGTCATTATGATTATTATAAACTTAAAAAATTAAGTTTAGAGTTATGACAAAATTTTTTAAATCCCTTTTAGGTTCAGGATCAACAACATTATCATCAAAAAGATTTGTTGGTATTATTTGCGTTTTAAGTTTAATTGTAAGTTTAATGGCGTCTGTGTTTTCACAAGGGACTCTTTGTCCTGATGAATCATTAGTTGACGTTATTGGGTTATTAGCCTTTGGATCTTTGGGGTTAACTTCAACAGAACTAATATTCGGAAAAAAAATAGACAATAAAAAAGATCAAGAAGAAGTTTGATTTTTTTGCCTATATTGAGCTTTCTTTTTTTGAGCTCTTTTTTTAACTGAGGGTTTTGTAAATTCTTGTCTTTCTTGTAATTTTTGAATTTGCTTAGTCTTATAAATTTTAAACTTATAAGTTTTTAATGCTTGTTCTAAAGACTTTTCATTTTTTACGGGTACTATAATCATAAATTTTTTTGGTTTTATAATATAAATATAAGGAAATTTTTTAAATTTTGACAAGTAGTTAAAGTTTTATTATAATTGTTAAAACAATAAACTTGTAAGAAATGAAAAATGAAAAAAGGAAAAACATCAAAATTAAATATTTTTGATGATGCAAAATGCCACTACGGCACAGTCGATTCAAAAGAATTAAAATCAATTTATATTGTACTACAAACTTGGATAGAACCTATAACTGACGAAGAAAATTGGAATAGGATTACAGGGATTTTAAAAAGACAAATTTTACACACATTATTAGAAGTTGTTGAGTTTACAACCTTTGAAAAAAAACAAATTGTAGATTTAGATTTAAGGACGAGCGGAATCCAAAAAAATAAAAAAAGTTTTTTAAATTTAGAAATAACTTTATTTGTTCACGATAAATCTTTAGATTTCAAATCATTTATTATAAGAAGTAAACTTAAAAAAATAATATCATCAATTTATCACGATGATTTAAAAAAATCAAAGTATTTTACATTAAGTAAAACAAAAATTAAAGAAACCGTAATTAGCTAATATTTATTTCAAAAACATATTATGAAAATATTAGGACCAAATGATACGGGTAAAGGAATTTTAGTTGAGTGGGATGCTGGAATAATTAACCCAAACGAATATAGAAATAGTCAAGTAATAAAAGAGTCTTATGGTCAATTAGACCACTCAAAACCTTTTGTATTTTATGCTACTTTACAAAAATATGGTGTACCAAACAGAAACGGTAGAATATATCCTGAAAAAATACTAAAAAGAGAAGCGGAAAAATATAAAGAAATGATTAATAGAGGAATGTCAATTTCCGAACTTAATCACCCTGAATCTTCACTTATTGATTTAGATAGAGTTGCTCATTTAATTACTGACGTATGGTGGGAAGACAATGTATTGATGGGTAAAATAAAACTATTAACTTCACCAGGTTTTCATGAAAGAGGTATTATTTCTTCTAAAGGAGACGTTGCAGCAAACATGATGAGGCAAGGAGTTACTATGGGAGTATCATCAAGAGGAGTTGGGTCTTTAGTTAAAAAAGGAGAACAAAATGAAGTACAAGAAGACTTTGAACTAATTTGTTTTGATCTAGTATCTTCACCATCTACTCCGGGGGCGTATCTTTATTTAAATAAAGACGATAGGCCAAAGTACGAAGAAAAATTAACAGAACATCAAAGTATAGACTCATCTTCTAATTCTTTAGGTAAATCTATTGACTTAATGAAAAGATTATCCGATTATTTGGATAAATAAAATTATAAAACATGGATGAAAAATATTTTGTAGCAAAAGTAACGACCGATATGGTTGATGAAAACACAGGAAAAGTAAAGAAAATTAAAGAAGAAAAATTAGTTAAGGGTTATAGTCCTACTGATGTCGAAGCAAAGGTAACTAAGGTTTATGAATCTTACACAATGGATTGGAGAATTACCGCAATTGTTGAGAGTAAAATTGATGAGGTAATTGAATAATTTCTAAATAAAAAATTATTCAATGGGAGTACAAAATGTATTCCCTTTTTTTTTGCTATTAATTTATTTATACCTAAAATACAAAAAAAACTAACTTTTTTAAAAATCATTATATTTATTTAGTAAAATAAACATTAACGCATTGATTTTTAAAAATGAAAGAAAATGAAAAATCGGTAGTAGAAAACACCTTATTACAAATTAAGGCGGTTGAGGAGGCTATCAGCGAAAACGCAAAAGGAATACTTGCTTCTACTATGAAGGAAGAAATCAGTGAACTTGTAAAGGAGTCATTAAACGGCTCAAAAAAATCTAAGAAGTCTTTACGCGAACAAGAAGAAGATGTAGCAGCAGATGTTGTTGATACTGAAGTAGAAGGCGATGAAGAAGGAATGGAAGATGAAACTGAAGTTGATGTAGATTCTGAAGATAGTGATGTTGAAGACATCATGGGAATGGAAGACGAAACAGAAACCGAAGATGATAATCAAGAAATGCCGCCACTTGACATGACTAATGCTTCTCCTGACGAGGTTCTAAAAGTTTTTAGGGCTATGGGAGATAACGATGGTATTATTGTTAAAAAAGATGGACCTTATGTTCATTTAAGTGATAATGAAACTAATAAAGATTATTTAATTCAAGTTGAGGCAAATAAAAAAAGACAAATGAAATCAAAACTTAATGAGGAAATTCTTTATGAATTACACTTTGAAGATAATAGTAGTAGATTTGAAGATTTAGATGATTATGAAGGAGAAGAGTATATGGATGATTATGAAGGAGAAGAGTATATGGATGATGAAGAAACACTTTATGAACTTGAATTAGATAAAGATGTTGAATCTGAAATGTACGAAGCATTCAAACCTAAAGGTAAGGTTGGAAAAATGAAATTTAAATATCCATCTAAATTAAAAAGAGGTGTTACTGAAACTTCATTTGATGAAACCGAAGATGATTTATCTTGGGAAGAAGAAGATGAAATGTACGAAGATGCTGGAAACATGACATTAGGTCAATTAAACCCTAATTTTGGTGCAACACCAAAAGATGGTTCTAAAGGTAGTGAAATGTACGAAGAAGATGAAGACATCATGGGTACTGATCATGAAATGTACGAAGAGGATGAAGACATCATGGGTACTGATCATGAAATGTACGAAGAGGATGAAGACATCATGGGTACTGATCATGAAATGTACGAAGCATTCAAACCTAAAGGTAAAGTTGGGAAAATGAAATTTAAATATCCTTCTAAATTAAGAAAGGGTGTGGCTGAGACCGCTTTTGAAGGAATGGACGAAGAGTGGAACGAAGAAGATGAATCTGAAGAAAAACCAGGTGAGAAATCTGAAGCTTCACGTACTTACGGAAATGGTTCAAAAAAAGGTAGGGGATTAAGAAAAGGAATAACACCTAATAGAAACCTAACATATGAAAGTACTAAAGAAGTTCAAGTACTTAGAGAAAAAAATGAAGAATATAAAAAGGCGTTAGATTTTTTTAGAAATAAACTTAATGAAGTTGCTGTATTTAATTCTAATCTAGCATATTCTACAAGGTTATTCACAGAACACTCAACAACAAAACAAGAAAAGATAAACATTCTTAGAAGATTTGACGATGTTGAAACTTTAAAAGAATCAAAAAATCTTTACAAAACAATTAAAAATGAATTAGATGGTAAAGGAACAAATAACGTGGTTAAAGAATCCATAACTGAAAGAGTTATTAAAACACCACAAACAGGATCATCAACTAATCTAATCGAATCCAAGACGTATGAAAATCCTCAATTTTTAAGAATGAAGGATTTAATGACAAAAATTGGATAAAAAAATAAACTTTTTTAAATAACGGTATATTTATATACATAAAATAAAAAAAATAAACTCTAATTAAAAATTAAAAAATGGGAGCATTATTAGAATCAGGTCTTGTTGGTAACATCGGTCTTAAACACCTTAAAGTTATCAAAGAAGATACAATTAACAAATGGGATAAATTAGGATTCCTAGATGGTCTAAGAGGACATATTAAAGAGAACATGGCACAATTATATGAAAACCAAGCATCTCACCTAATCAATGAAGCGGCTTCAACTGATAGTTCAGGTTCTTTTGAAACAGTTGTATTCCCTATCGTTAGAAGAGTATTCTCTAAATTATTAGCTAACGATTTAGTTTCTGTACAAGCAATGAACTTACCAATCGGTAAATTGTTCTACTTTGTACCTAAAATCCAAGGTTATAACGGAGCAACAGCTAACGGAGGTAATCATTTTCAACCAATTGGTGCTAACGGTTCAACAACTGACACTAATTCAGGTTATAATGACGCTAACGCTTACGCTAAAAATCTTTATGATTTATTTTATGAAGGTTCTGAAGCTGGATTAAACCCTCCTGGATTATTTGATTACTCAAAAGGTGCTTGGACAGCAATTACAGCTGAAACTACAGTACAAGAATGGTCAAATGGTCTTTTAGTTAATTCTAACAACAGTGCAACTTATACAGCATCTACTACAGGTGTTAGAAAAGTATTAGTTAAAATGTGTGGATTTAACGACACAGGTTATGGTAAACTTTTAGGTCCTGATGGTTCTGAAATGGATACTGAATCTTTCCTTTCTGATTTGAAAATTATTAAATCTGACGGATTAACTATTGGTGGTTCATCACCATGTGCAGTGGCTGCTTCAACACCTTTATTGTTTAGAGTTGTAACGCAACAATACGGTAAAGGAATTGTTAACCCTAATTATAATAGTACAACTACATCATTCCCTGGTGCTAACGGTGGTTCTTACGAAAGTGTTTGTGATGTTAATGGTTGTATCTATTTAGAAGTTGACCTTTCTTGTCCAGTATGTGCTGATTGTAACGCATCTTCTTTAGATGGGTACACAGGAGCGACTGTAACCGCTATTCCTTCAGGTACTTCATTCACAGCAGTATTTAGAAGATACGCTGAATTAGAATTTGAAGACAAAATTGGTGAAGTTTCTTTTGACCTTGAGTCAGTTACTGTATCTGTAACAGAAAGAAAACTAAGAGCACAATGGTCACCTGAATTGGCACAAGACGTTTCTGCATTCCATAACATTGACGCTGAGGCTGAATTAACAGCTTTATTGTCTGAGCAAGTAGCAGCAGAAATCGATAGAGAAATCTTGAGAGACCTTAGAAAAGGTGCGGCTTGGAACCTAAGATGGGATTACAACGGATGGAGAAGAATTTCTCAAACAACATCTTACACTCAAAAAGATTGGAACCAAACTTTGATTACTGCTATCAACCAATTGTCGGCACAAATCCACAAGTCAACTCTTAGAGGTGGTGCTAACTGGATCGTTGTATCTTCTGAGGTTTCAGCAATCTTTGATGACCTTGAGTACTTCCACGTATCTAACGCTTCACCTGAGCAAGATCAGTACAACATGGGTATTGAAAGAGTTGGTACACTAGCAGGTCGTTACCAAGTGTATAGAGATCCATACTTCCCAGCTAACCAAATCCTAATCGGACACAAAGGTTCGTCTTTGTTAGACACAGGATATGTTTACGCACCGTATGTACCTCTACAATTAACACCTACAATGTATAACCCATTCAACTTTACACCTATCAAAGGTATCATGACAAGATACGCTAAGAAAATGGTTAACAACCGTTTCTATGGTAGAATCACAGTTGATGGAGTTAGAACATTCGACTTACAAGAATTGAGATAATCAATATCTTTATAATAAGGAAAAGGAGACAGAAATGTCTCCTTTTTTGTTTTTATATAATTCAAGTATTAACTACTAAGTGTGTGGGTAAAATTACTTAGATGTTTATAGGGTTATAGTTGTAAAGTAACCTTTTTAGGGTATCAAAAACAAGACTTTTAGGGGGTCTTTAACATATCTATTGGTGTAGAAAATAAATAATAACAAATTAAACCAATAGAAATGAAGAACTTAAAAACAACAATCTCAACTTTACTAATTAGTTTATTAACTGTAGTATCTTTTGCACAAAAAGGTTCAGTATGGGCAACAGTAGAAGATGTTAATAAATTAGAATTACAAACATTACCTACCACAGTAAAAACTGATTTACAATATAGAAAGGCCTTTCCATCTTCAAGACAAGAGTCTCTACAAAATGTATATGAATTTACATGTGATTGTGATGTTGTTGATTTATATACTTCATTACATAAAGTAAACGGTTTAAAAGGTATTGAATACGCACCAACATATGAAACATTAGAATTACCAAACGACTACAATACAACATTTTCTAATAATTGGGCATTA